ATTTTAGCCATACCATTGTAGTGTCGTTGATTCCAAAACTCAAGTGCTAATCCCGAAACTTCATTAGCAAATGCGTCTTGAAACATATGAACAAACTCATACCATTCTTCATCAGTAATTGTGGTATTTCCTTCACACATACCTTCCATGTGTTCTTTCTCAATGTAATTCCATACAGTACCTCTCAATCTCTCCCAAATATATTCTTCATCATCCATCTTACTCACCATCCTTCCGGTTCTTCTTCTAACATAATCCAATGTGCTTTAATATCTCTAGTCGAGTATATATCTCCGGCATCAGAAGTCCATAGGATTACTCCCATATCTCCAACCCAATGACTAACAATTGTCATTGTAATACCATTGTGTATATTCTCAAAAATTACATTTGTTATGTCGTGTTCACCATCCGGTATAGGGGCATTCTTTCTTAATTCTTGGTTTCTTTCTTTTCTTTCTTGTTTATTCATTGTTCATCACCTACTGATAAAAACGCATTAGCGTCTAACATTCTATGTAGAACAGTTTTGACGTGCAATATTCTTTTCCTCGCTGCTGCATCCGTCATATCTTCTACAATATCGCCATTGTGTATCATATCTAACATTGACTTGTATATCTCTCTTTCCATTTCCGTTTCATATTTTTCTTTATTCATTTTTGTTATCTCCTTTGTCGGCTCTCGCCATGTTTCTAACTAAAGACTTATCCTTTTTAAGTCTGTCGTTCTTGACTCTTAAGCGTGGTTTTTTATTTAAGAAAAAACTACTCATTGTATATCCTCTCCATCTTCTAATACATTACCACTTGATACCACGTATTTTTGTATGCCGCACTTAATACATTCTACATCTACTTCTGTCAATAATCTATTGTTAGATACAGCACTTACTGTATAAACTCTTATTACAGACCAAACACAAGTACCATTTGCCGGATGCTCGCAATCACTCATTGTACATCACCTTACTTTTAGGGTAATATAAGTATTGAGAATATTCCTCTTTGAACATTTTATAGAGTAATTCTTCTGCCTTTGTCTCATCGTAGTGGTATTGCCCCCATAGATTGAGTATAGTATAGAAGTTTTCTCCATCGTTCCAATTCCCATCCTTATCACAATGTTCGGGCTTTGGTTCTTCATCAATAGCATACATTTGACCTAGTGCAATCTGCCTCTCAATATCTGTGCGGCAATTGTGTAAAAACTCTTCATCGGTGTCATATGTATAATATAAGTCGGGCATCTTCATTCGACCAACCCCAACCACCAATGAGGGGTACGCCTATCATCCCACGTAGCAAACTCTTTGCTATGATAATAGCGTCTGTAAGCCTGTATTGCTTCTTCGCCTCTTGCATGACTGATGATACCTTTTTCATCGTCTGTTATTACAGAAAAGGGCTTACTTACAGCAGTCATATAATTCGGTCTATACTCATCGGGCATAGCAAGAGCGAAATGTGTACGATTGCTTTGGGGAATTAGTTTTACCATATTACTAAGGTGTCGAATACCTGCCTCGCAAAAATGTATTTTGTTATACTTGTTAGTGTACTCCTTGCATAATTCTAATGCGTGTCGTACAGTCCAAACATAATTATCGCTACTGTCGCCTACCCATCGAGTACACGGATGATTATGATAGCCACCCTTAAGAGGCGTACCTTTTTTAGTAAGAGGCATCATGTCGGGCGTTGCACCGTGTCTAATCACGGCACTACCTAACATTTGAAGCATCTCTACACACATTTTAGGTAGGTGCTTATTACAGTAATCTCTTGCTGCTAATTCGGGGTTTTCATTTAAGATAAAAATATTCATAGTAAATCCCTCACATCATCTATCTCTACAATTCCTCTATAAATAATAGGCTTTGTTTGAATACCATCACTATATTCTAGTACGACATAGCACTCATCATCTCCATCACACCATGTCCATTCTAACACTCTCATATTTACTTGCATCGTCTTTTTACTCATATTATACCCTCTCCTTCATCTTATTTAAGCGTGTTGATTGTGCTTCTAAAGCGTCATTGTAGGCATCTCTAAGAATCTTAGGCATTTGAGCAGGTGTCGCTCGCAAGTGTTTTAGAGAAGCCAATTTTCTTGCTACCTCATGCACATCTTTAATATCATATTTGTAAACCCTATTTCCATTAACTATTTCCCAATCTTCTTTTACCCTAAAGAAAAGTCTATCCTTAGATAATAAACCTGCTAATTCACGATGACTACAAAGACCGATTTTCTTTTTACTTAAATCTGCTTTTTCGTATGCTTCAAGTAATGAAGCAGCATTTTGTTTTCCGTTATCTCTAATATATCTATAACAGAAATCAGCCATGATTTTTCTAGGTCGCCTACTACTCATTCTTCCTCATCCTCACATTCACATTCAAAACACATATGACATCCCATACAATTATAGTTTTCACAATCTATTACATCATGTTCTTGTATTTCATCACCACAATTAAAACAATAACATACATTATTTTCATCCCTGTCGTTTAGTCTTACTTCACCTACTACGTGCATACCTGTTTCTAAGATTGGTTCTTCGGTAAAAATAATACCTAGATTTGATATTTCTTTTATACTATCTTTATCTGAACAAGTGCTGTTATTAGAAATAGCACCATAGGGTACGATAGCCAATAAACCTGCATCAACACCCATTTCTGTACCTGCAATCCAACCACGCATTTCTTTTACGGTATTACTAAAGTTCCAAACACCATCTCCGTTTGGGCTATCCCATACTTCTATGGTATAAGAAATATCATCAACAACCCATTTAAGATGTACAGGATATTCATGTCCGTAATCTTTTTTATTTTCTGCTTGACAAAACCACAACAAATCACAAAACTCACCCCATCTACTATCATCTATGACATAGCAAGGGTCGCCCACGTAGTATTTGTAGTCGTAGTATTTTGGTATATTCATAACATCACAACCGCAGTAATTAAGATACCTAATGATATTACCCCAAAAATAACTTGCGTCATAACTAACACCATCAATTCATCTTTTAGTATTTCCTTAAAACTATCTCTAATCATTCTACATCCCCTCTATCAATGTAAGGCTCTAGTCTAAGTCTATTGGACCAAAGCATTGTAAATAATGTCGCTGTAAGTTGTTGGTATATTTCTTCTTCATTGTGTCTAAACCACTTTGAATCAATAAATTGTTTAGCCATATCTTCGGGCATACCTACCTCTCTCGCTGCTGAATAAAAAGCAGCCCAAATATTATTTTTAGCGTAATTCTTAGCGAAAGAAATATTGGGGTTAAAGTCGTGTTCACCATATAATGTCTCTATCTCGTCATCATACTTGTGTAAATTAAGATGGTCGTTCATATTTATTCCTCTTCCTCTATTTCATCACCTAGAAAATTAAACTCACAATCAAAGGACACAGTATCTAAAGTCCTAGAATCTACTTTTACGGGTATTGTAATATCTTTTCTTGTTTCGTTATCTCGCATACCGAATAAATTAATATCAGTAGATTCATCATTTTTATCAACGATGACAATTCTAAGCAAATGCTTAATATCACCTTCGCCTCTCAATATTTTTATTTCTTTTATGCCGTGTCCATTCATACTTATGCTATTCATTTTATTCATCTCCTAAATCCTTGATTCCATTCTTCTAAATTATTTTGGGTACTTACATTTACATCCTGCCAATCTTTTAGTATTTGCTCTACATCCCATACTGCTCTATTTATTTTATTGTATTCAACATCGTCTACTATATCTGTTTCTCTATTTATTTTATGTAGTGCATCCATAGCATTTTCTAATTCACTTAGGGCTAAGTCTACCATCTCTTCTTCTCTTTTACTCATATATCTCTCTCCTTCTCCATCTTATTTAAGTCTGCTGTTTGTGATTCTAAAGCGTCATCAGCCCATCTACCATCAGCGATTCCATGATACTCACTATTGATTCCGAATATTCTGTTAAACCAAATTACTTTTACCTCATCAGTATCTCTATCTAAATCACAATAAGCAGCAATCAATTCATTCATAAAATAAAAATAATCTTCTATAAAAAGCGATTTACCGTCAATCCATTCTACGCTTAAGTAAAGTTTGTTTTCTCCGAAATGTAAATTAAAATCTGTATTAGATTCGTTTATCCAATTATAAACTTGATTTGTAATAATATTTAGATTAGCCATTATGCAATCACCTCTTTGTCAAACTCTTCTTCATTCAGTTGAATACTTTTACCGTTAAAGCAAATACTTGTAATATCTGATACAACGGTTAATCCATCTCTATCTTTGAAAGCGACTGTAATAGGATATTTCATCCAATCAAAATTACCGTAAGGATTGTTAGCATCATCTCTTTCTTTTTCATTCCGTACGAATATAAAACTGATTATATCATCTAATGTTAAACTCACGCAATCACCTCGGTTTCTTTTACGACAAAAGAAGGGAATATCTGATGAACCCTTTCTAATAATGCTTGACATACTCCACAATCTTCATCATAGGTATCAAGCGTATCAGTACGTTCTTCAATTTGTGCTAAATAATAATTACTTTGTAGATAACCCATAACCATTTTCTTTGTCAAAGGTGTAATAGGGCCGGTATTATATTCCCAATCGTGTATTGCCTGTTTAGCATCAGATTTGGATATAACTTCTTCACTATAATAACTCGGCCTACCTACATCACAAATATAACCTATCATCATGGCTATATCTGTATCATATAAAACCGATGGTGTCGGTCTTACAGTCATCATTATACTTCCGTTTTGTCTCTCGCATATTTCTCCGTGTCTGCCTCGTCTACTTCTTGTCATATATCTCACTCCTTTTTCATTCTATTTAACTATACCGTTTGTGATTCCTAAGCGTCATTTTTGTAGTCAGTCTTAGGAGTAAGTAGAGGGTACTACCCCCCTACTTACTTTTAAGATAATTCTAAGCGTACATCTCCGTGATGGTTTCCCATGCTTTTGACTTCATTCTTGCACCCGCACCTACGATTGCTGATTCTACTTTGCTATCGCTTGACTTTCCATCTTTGGTATGACTCCATGCGTGGTCTATATATTCCGTTGCTGTATTAAAACAGCCCCAAGCCGAGCCGCCCATTCCGTTGATAGTATTCGTATCTGATGTTTCTAACTCTAACAAAGTGGTTAGAGTATTTTGGCCTCTAGTACCTAATCCGTAAGGGTTGTTAGCATCATAATCTTTGCCGCCCTTCATCATATCTTCATTTTGTTTTAGCCCTAAAGTATCTATGTAGAAATTAATTCTCTCATCTTGAGACATTTGCACTTGAATTAATTCTGTCGCTGTTTCCATAAATGTCTGATTGAGATGGTCTACAATTTTTAGAGCCTCTACCAATTGTGCAATCCTATCCTCTTGACGTGCTGAATGTCTGATAGTTAGAGCATTTTTATTGATACCCATTTTATTTAACAGACTTTGCATATATGTAAATTGATTACTGCAAGCAATTCTTACATTTGAGGGTAAAATACGGATGCCGCCCGAACCGTCATTTGTGTTCATCAGCATTATGTACTGCTCTACTGAATCCATTCCACCGATAGAGAACCCTTCCGGCATCTTAAAAGATGCTACGATTTGTCTACCGTTATCTACAAGTCCAATCCTATCCCAAATTACTTTTTCTCTCTCTACTAAATCGTCAGATATGTCTAACAGTCTTTCATTCTGCATAACTTTGTATGTGCCTTTTACAACACCAAAAGTTTCATCGGTATCTTCTCTAAATGTCCTAAATTGGTTCGGTATAACCTTACCACCTTTAGTATAGATAGATTCCATACCTATATTGAAATCGGCATTTGCATTCTTCAATACCTCTTTCACAGTCGTTCCTTGTGCTTCTTTTCCAAATCGGGCATAAGCCCCTAACATATTTCTCATACTCATTTTTTTTTCACTCCTTTTTTTTATTCCTCTTCTGTTGGTGTAGGTACTTCTCCCACAAAACTAACTAATTTCTCATTAGTTATAAGTGCTTCCTTCTCGCTTCTTAAGCGTCTTTCTTCTATCTTTCTTTCAGATTCATTATACTTATCTTTAGCATAATTAGGCTTTTTATTATTCGCATCGTATTTCCAAACTACTACATTTTTCATCGTAGCATTTTTATGAGTATTGACTGTAAAGTCAATATCCGAATCCTCTAATGCTTCTATTGGTGTTTTTGTATTCCTTTTAACCATTCTCTTTGTCATATATCTCTCTCCTTTTTCTTTTTACTTAAATCTACTCTTCTTGATTCTTAAGCGTCATGCAAACCAAAGTCGTATTCTACTACTGATAATTCTTCTCTTAATATACTATACAGACTAATTACTTGACCCAAAGTTAATTTCTTTTGAAGTGAAAGTAATTCCTCTTGAAATAAATCTCTACTATTTTCATATACCTTATATGCTTTGTCAATTTCACCTAATGTGATTTCTGCTTCTTCTAGTTGTTGGCTTTTCTTGCTCATAAACTAAACTATATGTGCTAGTATTTAACCCTGTCGTTTGTGAGTCTTAAGCGTCATTTTTAGTTTTGTAGGCAGTTTTATTTTTCGGATTTCATTATGTTTTGTAGGCATCTTTAATGATTTTAACTGCTTATAAACTACGCAAAAATGTTTTGTAGTCGGTCTTACACTTATCTAAGAGTGCCTACAAAACTTTATCTTAAAAATAAAAAAAGTGGGATGCACCCGAAATGGATGCACCCCGAAAGGTATTTTGACCTTAAAAATAAGTCCTCTTCCGAACCTAATGCCGGAAGGCATATTTTTCTTTTTCGTTAAATGTAAAAGCAGTTTCCGAAAGTTTTCGCCTACTCGTCAATAGGTTATTCGCAATCTCACATCATACTTAGGATGCATCCCCTAATCAACGCTCAAGGGGCGGGAGTGGGATTTTAGAATTGATTTGCATTCAATCCTAATTCGTCAATCATTTGCCTAGCCCAAAGGGTCAAGGCAGGATTTGATTCTCTCAAATCTTTTCGATTCTGTAATGTTGGGCGTAAATCTTTAGCCATTTATTTTCGCCCCCAATATAATTTACCTGCTTTCGTGTCGTCAATCATTTGCTGTAATTCTTCGGTTGTCATATTCTGTTTCTCCTACAATTTATTCTTATTCTTTATCTTATTTAATATACTCGTTTGTGATTCTTAAGCGTCTTACTCTTCCTCGTAATTTTCTCGAACGTGGTTTTTTAATTCATACCAATTAATTTTATCTAAATCTATGAAATCATTGAAAAAACGGCCGTAAGGTAAATCGCCGATTCTTTCAAGGATAATTTCTAACTCATCTTTAATCCAATCTAAAGTCTGTTCATTTTTAGGTTCATAATGTAAATTAATTAACCATGTTTCTCTATTAGTCCATCCGTTGTAATCCGTTCTTGTCGTCATATTTTTAACTCCTATTTCATCTTATTTAATACCCTCGATTCTGATTCTTAAGCGTTGCACTTTTCGCAAATAATCCTCGCTTTGAAAAAATGTTCTTCGGGTAATTTATATTTTATATCTTCGGCATGGATTTTTGAAGCCGATATTACAGGGCTGATTTTTTGACATGATGAACAAACTCCATCATATTTTAAGAATTGAAAATGTGGTACTGATTTTACTTTTACCGCATTTTCTAATTCCCAATTTGCTACGGTTCTTTTGAGTGGAATATTTTCTTTTCGGGCAATTTTAACAATTTTTATTTTATCCTGCATAGCATCGAAAATATATTCCGTTTTTGAAAGAGGATTATAATTATTGAAATCGTGATTATTGATTGCATTGATTTTGATTTTTGACATTCTCGATTGAGAACAAGTTGGTAAATGCTGTCGAATTGGACAGCCGCATTTTCTAGTACCTTTGAAATTAGGATTTTTTGAACCGATTCTATTTTGAATCCATGATTCGGATTTTTTACCTGACCCGCCTTTTTTACCTCTACTAGAAGCGACAGGGCATTTTTCGCCTTCGGCATGAATTACACCTTTACAGGCTTTGTATCTGCATGGTTTTCTGTTTGTCATATTTTTTAATATATTGTCATAGTATATATACTTAACTCACTCCTGCATCATTGGTTTTGTAGGCGGCTTTTTAGTGGTTTTTTTGAGATATTGAATGTTTTGTAGCCGTACATACCGAATTATTATTTTTGAGAAAAAAGAAAATATTTTTATTTGTTATAAAAGTTTTGTAGTCAGCGTTATATTCTAGTAAGACCGCCTACAAAACATTACTTAGTGCATATATTACACTTGATGATTTTTTAACACTAACTTACATTCACAACACCTAAATTGTTTTGTAGGCAGTAGTTTTGTAGGCATTTTTGGGTTGGTGTAGAATCTACACCGCCGCAGTACAGCGTTTTTTTTGTTTTGTAGGCAGCAAAAATAATCTCCGACTAGGTGGGTCTTGACAGACACAATTTGAAGTGCCTACAAAATGTTTTGTAGGCGAAAATCGCATATATCATTTTGTCCATACGAGATGAGATGGGGGTATATATACTTAACTATATAAATACCTCAATGTTTTGTAGGCAGCAAAAGTGGTGAAAAATCTGCATTAAGTGTAAAAAGTAAACTAAGTGTAAAAAAAACACTAGATAACAAAAATAAACCTGTTTTGTAGGCAACGCTAAAAAGTGCTAAGACTGACTACAAAACGCCTACCGGCAGGTTTATATAGTCAAACATAGACGGAAGGTTGTGCGAAACACCTAAAATATTTCGGCTGTTCAATGTTTTGTAGGCAGCACAAAACACAAACAAAAAACCCCACCTAAAGGTGGGTAAAAAAGACGGCCTACAAAATGTTTTGTAGGCAGCGTAAGAGCATAAAAAAATTGCCCCGCACCCACGAATAAAAGGTGCGAGGTCTTGGGCTTTCGTTGTTATTTTATTTATCTAAGAATTGGGATTTCGCTACCTGTCGAAAAATCCCATATTGCTTTTTGATTGTTTCTTTTTGCTACTCTTAGAGCAACCTCGATGTTTGAGTAAATTGCTATTGGGTCGAAAACAATTTTTGAACCATTAGGATTATTTTTTGACATTCCTAATTTTTCTGTCCAAACTCCAACATAATTTGCTGTGGGGTATTTTTCGAGAACAGCCAAAAACATAAATAATGTATGTTTTTCACTATGAGTTGCGAAAGCATCTCCCTTTTCTAAACCTACTGCATAACCATGCGTAGGAGTCGCCATCATTCCATTACGGTAATAAGTACCGTCTAGTATTTGTCGTACCATATACCTAGGACTGTATGCCGGTATATATACTTATTGTTTTTGTTGGTGTAATGTTTTGTAGTCAGTCAAAATAAAAAATAAAGAAGCCTACAAATATATTTTGTAGGCACCACAAAAAAAGTGCCTCACGCCCCACCTATTCGCAAATAAATAGGGATGCCTACAAAATTGCTAATATGTTTTGTAGTCAGACTTAGACAAGTGTAAAGGTGCCTACAAAACTAAGTGGTAAGAAAAAAAATGCCCCGACACACAATGCCCGAATAAATGCGTGTGTCGAGGACTTGGGCTTTCGTTGTTATTTTTTCAGTTTTAATAATATACTGACTGAATGTTTTTGATATATGGGAATCCCGTAAGATTTCTCATTCTTGATTCTTTAAGATTTCTCTTAAACATTTTGTACTGACTATAATGTGTAAAATTGGCTCTCCAATCTTTCACTCCATCATTCCAATCTACTTGAATCATTACATTCATGTGGTTGTTCATATCATCGTTATGCGTGGGTATCGGCTCGGCGGCTATCTCCATATTAACTCATAGACGGGTACGGTATATATACTTATTGTTTAATTATTTTATTGTTTTGTAGTCAGTTTTGTAGTCAGTTTTTAGTTTTGTTTTTTAATTTTGTAGGCAGACCTAGACTTTGCTAAAGATGACTACAAAACAACACCCACACAACCCGATGTTTTGTAGGCAGCGTTAGATAAAAAAATCTAAAAAAATGTTAGATAAGTACACTCATTTAAGAAAGGTAGTCAAGAGTGCCTACAAAACTTAACCTCATAAAGAATAGACCCCCCTCTAAAGAGGGGGGGATTTTTGTAGGCAGCCTTAATTCATAGATGCCCTCTCTCTAAAGATTAAGGTAAACACTTTGCCTGCTCTCTTTTCTCTTCGCTGTTTGAATGATGTTGTGTCGGTGTATTTTGAACCATAGGTCGGTGCTGTATCTACTACCGGAAATCCTTTGGTATCTAGTCCGATGATATGGCCTCGTACTCCGTATCTAAATCCTACAGGAATATATTTTTGCCTGTCATCAGAATCTAGTGTCATCCATAGAGCCTCCGCAATTTTCTGAAATGAATTGGTTTTAATTCCTTTACCGAATGACTTCATTGAATTATCAATTTTATCCTGTAATAATTTAATCATATCGTGCATTTCTTTTGTAGTGTGGTTATACTCAAATTGTTGTTTCATTGGGTAGTATGGGTCGCCATTTTCATATCTTCTATTCCACATTTCTTCTGAATATTTTTGTGGTGTTAATGTTATTTTTCGGGTAAGTCCTTGAGGTACTGTGCAATTCCTTGAATCACAATGTGGGCATTGACTTTTTGATTTGATAGGGTTTCTTAATTCAATTCCGAAAGAATGTTTTGAGTCTCTCAATGCTTCTGATGTATCGTAAAAAGTGTGGCCGTATTTGCTGTTTGTGATTATCTCAAAGTGATTCCATACAGCATTAACACATACATTGATGTTCGGGTTTTTGGGGTTGTTAGAGTCCTCAATTGACTCTTGACGAGAACCTTTGTTTTCTTCGTTTAAGATATAATTAGTGTATTTGTTATCCATTTTATTCACCTCCTAAATAGAGATTGAAGAGGGCCGAAGCCCTCAACAATCTTATTCGTCTACTCCCGATACTACATTGATAATATCTGTTAGTGGTCTGTTTTCTTTGTTTATTTGTCTAAGATTTGATTCTGTCATATGGACAGCAGCAAAACCGATTGAAGGGAAGAAAGACGCTTTTAATTCTCCGCCACAAGTAATCTTTTGAGTATTCTTGATTACTAATCCACTATCTGAAACTATCATTTTAGGTGATTTATGACATTGACGAGGTGCAACATAAGCCACTCCATCTTCATCATATCCTACTATTGTACGGCTCTTTTCTTCATGCTTTGGTGTCATTTTGACAGCACAATTATTACAACCACAATCTAAAGAACGAACACCATCTAAACTTCTTGAGGTTGCTGAATAAGTAAACTTGTTATCCTTTTTACCTCGGTTATTTAGTGGGTTCATACCAATAATAACCCAATCATAACCATCATATGAAACAATAGGCATTTCATAGATTCTGGATTCAAACTTAGTAGTTATATTTGATACGAAATAACCATTTTCCATATTCCATAATGAAGTCTCTTGATGACATACAGAACCTCGAAGTTCATTTTTTCTGATTGTGCAAACAGGTTTGTTATTTGTTTTATCTGAAAAGTGTGCATCATTATGATTACATTTTGTACATACATATCGCATTTCTGTGATGTAATTACTCGCTGATATTTGAGGACTAGACTTATTCTCTAATGATTGAGAATGTCTGATATGGTTTACTAAAGTCATTTTGAATGATGATTTGAAAGGCACAATTTGACCCTCCCAAACATTATTTTCAACATCAGAAAATTGAATACTATTCAATCTCTTGATGATAAATCTAGGACTTGTCAAAATCTTAGACTTATCTTTAACTTGAGTAAAGCGAAATGCTTCGCCTACCTCTAATGATATACTATCGTGTACATCTAACGTATTCGTCATACTGTCGTCATCTCCTATGTGCAAAAACTCACCCATGCTACGCATGGGTGTTGTCAGGTACTTAATGGTTATGACGTGGGGTTCTCTCGAAAAAAGTGCGTTTTTAGGCTAATTTGCGGGTTTTTAGGCATTTCCAAAGGTTTTCGACTAACCCATATATTTGGCCGCCAACCACCGCTTACAATTTTTTATAATTTTTTTGAAAAATATTTTTTTACATTTTTTTCCATTCAAGTTTATGTGCGCCGGGTTTCCTACGCCATTTTACTTGGTTAGTACGTTTCAAGTACGTTGGTACTATATTCCTAGAAAGTGGTGTCCAATAATTACTTACATACTTATTTGCTTTCCACGCAATTTCTTCTGATGTTTTCCAATCGTCTAAATATCCTTCATCCATTATTTTATCAATAGATTCCTTATAGACAATCTTTTTGCTTTTAGGGCCATGCCTTCTTACTTCCGGGTTTTGTTTGTTGTATCGTTTCTTCACTTACCATCCTCTCCTATCTATTATTTTTCCACCAAGACCTTCATGCTTACTTATTCTTTGCATTTGTGTATCACCACCTAACCAATCGCCGCCTTTCATGGTTTTCATAATTACCGGCATATCGGGTGTCCTGTATGTGAATTGGTCTATGGCGTGTGCAAAAGCCATAACTGTATCGTTATGTCTGCCTAAATCTACTATAATCCCATCACGCCACGCATGGGTTTCTAATTCCTGTAATAATATACCTACCTTTGTTCTAGTAGTGTCATTACCGAAGGGGAATATTATCATTTCTCTTTCAAACCAAACTCTAAGCCTATTTAGTAATCCTTGCTTTAGTGTTCTATTACTAACCTTACTAGCCCTGTAATCTACTACCGCACCTTTTTGTGCAAGTAAACTTTCATACATTTGTTGGAAACCTACATCCTCAACCGCTATCGGACAATTACCGTAGCGTTTAGCCCACTCTATCAACATATCTGCTTGTTTATCCGGTGGAAAGTCATTTCTTCTCCACATATCTACAAAGTGAATATAACCGTCATCATCTTGCTTTAGGCATATCATAACGCTGTAATCTTGCCCTAATCCATGTGCAGGGTCAAAACCTATAACATATCTGTACCCATCCATTTTATCAGTCTGTAATATAGCATCCATATCCATATTTTTTCTAATTAGCATTCTAGGAAACACACTAGCCTCGTCATCTACTACTTTACACAAATATTCTTGTACAAAGGATAATTCACCCATAGCCTCTTTTTGTTCTAGTAAAAACTTAATAGGTCTATATTCGGCCCATAACTCTACAGGCTTAATATTTAGTGGGTCGGCTTTATGTTCATCCCAATTAGGAATAGCAGACCACGTACCCGATTTCCATGTTTTATTCTCTAACATTTCTGTGTGGTATAAATCATTCATACTCATAGGTGTACCTACTACGAAAATTGCTGTACCGGGACTCAACATAGGTGTAATCTTCTTTCTAAACCATTGTGCTATGTTATTCCAATTCATATCCCCCATATCATCAAGTACGTCATCAAATGCAATAGCCGCAGGGTGTTCTCCACGAATAGCCGCACCAACAGAAGTAGCACGAATCCATGCACCGTTAGTAAAACGTATTTCTAGTTTGTTTCCCCTCTTAGGGTCGAGATACCTAGATAATTGAGGATGCCTTTTCATATCTTCTCTTATTTCTTCCAACCTCCTAACTGCTAGGTCTTTACTAGCAGAAAATAACCAACAAGTAAACGGTTTATTACGCCATTGTTCAAAAAGAGCCATGTGTAATAGTTTTACCCTTAAAGTAGTTGATTTACTGTGGTCCCTCGGTGCAATAATACAAACACGATGTACAGAAGAATTGTCGTGATTATCTCCGTACATATTTACCCACTCACCTATATGTTCTCCCCAAGTATAACCTAACCACTTGTAGAAATACTCTACGTCATTACGACTACGTTCCATAGAAAAATTAGTATTGAATGTAGCCATATAATCACTTCGGGTGTAAATCTTTTTTATTACAATGTGGACATATACCTTTTAACGCCTTTGTTTTCATCATTCTGTTAGTAGCCCAACCACAAGTGTAGCATTTGGCTGAAACCCACATTACTCATGCACCACCGGAGAAAACAGATTACCTACTAATCCTAATTCCTTATCTACAATATGGGCGCAAATACCTGCTCTAGCAAGTACATATCCTTTTCTAGCGTGGTATCTATCGTGTCCGGCTAGACTAGGTAATTGAATTACCGTACATCCTGCCTTTTCTGTTAGTCTCATGTGGTGTAGGTGTCCGTGAAACCAATAATGGTGTTCTCTTTCTCCCCAAGCCTGTCTTTCTTCTGTAGCCATAAGTGCAGGTAAGTCATTACCCCTAACTCCATCACCGTGAGTAAAACCTAGTAAAGAGTTTCCGTATTCTATATACTGTCGAGGATAAGGACTGACTATTACTTCTACATCGTCTGCATTTTCATAAAGTGCGGATAAATACATCATCAAAGCAAAATTACTATGTCTATCGTGATTACCACACATAAATACTACTTGTACAGGAGAAACAGCACGAAGCATTTCAATATGCTCTCTCGCTAACTCACAACCACCCATAAGTATTTGTGCAGGTGTAGCCGCCATATCTTGTGGTGTTCCTCTTGTAGTAGTACCTGCGTCATTATCAACATGAAACCAATCAGAACCCGCAGTCACAATAACTTTATCGGGCCTACTAGGTAATCTTGAAATTAAATTGTTTGTGCGGTCAATAAGTCTTGAACGTGCTTCGTCAAGGTCATACTCTTCACCAACTTCATCTTTCCAACCATATTTACCATAATGTAAGTCAGTAGGAGAAATGACTACGGCATAATTACCGTTTTCCGTCATCTTGATTCTGTTTTTCGTAGTTGTTTTTACTTTTGGGATTAAAGTAAGAAACTCATTAAGAATTGTATCGCTAAAAGCCCTATATGCGTTAGCATCTTTTTCTATTTCGGCCCAACGCTTACTTTCTACCTTTTCTGCTACTTGCATACGCCTAACAGCAAGAGTTTCATTTACTAAATCATCAGTAGTCTTTGTCATAACTTCTTCATCGGTAAAAATGTCCATACCATGATTCCATTCATTGACTCTTATGTATTCTTTAATCCAACCTGTAGGTATTCCGTACTTTCTAGCCAAATCTGTTGCAGACAAACCATTACCGTCATCCGAATAATCTTTTTTCATGTTTCTGTGTTTTTCACCATCAATAGCAACCATTTCACCACCTAGTGCATCTAACACCGTCAAATAAGTGTCATTTGCTTTATCATAGTAAACTCTTATCTTATTTACAGATAATTCCGGTGTTCCGGCTTCTCTATAATCATTTCCTTGTTTGACCCACCGTTGTATTCTACATCTCCAACTGTTTATCGAGCATTGTGGCTCAACTTCGTGCAAAAACCGAGCAAAATCGGAATTATTCCTAAAAGTCCTATCATTGGCGTATTTTTCTATGAGGTCGTAGCCCCCTTGATACCTTCCCATTGTACTGTCCTGCTCATATCGTCTTATAATACTTATTTATTTTGTTCTTTTCGTGTTTAACAAAATTAAAAAAACGCTTTACTAAAAGCCTATGTTTGAATTAATTTATTCTTTCTTTAGTATGGGTAGGCGGCGGCCCTGTCTATCTATTACTCTTTTAGTTATTAACTTCATCCATACTATAGAAGAAATAAAATAAATAGAAAGAATTAGCGCAGTACAGCGTTTTATTAATTTTGTAATATACCGAAAAAATAAAAAAAATTAAGAAAAACATCAAAAAGTGTTATAAAACGACCTAATCCTCGTAATTATATGGCCGAGCGAAGTTTGTGGAAAAGATTAACCGGAAGTGTAGAAAAACCCGTAGAACCGAAGAGAATAGCGTTATCTACTAACGAAAAGTTTTCAGCAATTGCAGGAATACCGGATATTGTTAGAGATACAGAAAAACTAAGACAAGACAGTAAGTTTGACAATGAGTTTGATTTGTATGACCTTATGTTGAAGTTAGACCCGGAATTGAACGGTGCGGTTCGTGCTGTATCACTTACGGCTAATAATTACGAAATAAATTATTCTAAAGGTAAAAATGCACAGATAAGAAACGCCATACAGACACTTGTAGAAGATACTCTTGACTTTGATGACATTATGATTAACTCTATGCGTAATATGATGGTTTACGGTAATGACATTAACAAAATAGTAGGTAAACAAGGTATAGGAGTCACAGGTCTACAAAGCCTTCCTATCAAACAAATAACTATTGTTGATGAAAGAGGCGGTGTAGGTTCTTACTTCGTTGCTGACGAAGATAACCCTATAATTAACCCAAGAACATATATTATGCGGGAAACATCACCTTACGAAGTTGCTATTTCCGCAAAAGAAATATTACACATAAAGGTTGATTTCCGTTCTAATTGGTTTACAGATAACAAAGGTAGAAAGACTTATGGTATATGGGGTGCATCACGTTTCTCGGCACTAAAACAAGCAATACGCATGAAATACAACAGTATGAATAATCGTATATCTTTAGAAGATGCTATGACTAAACAATACATTACGATAGACAAATCTGCTATTGAACACATACAAGACCCTGTTGAGCAATCACAAAGACTATCATTTATTATGGATGAGGTAATTAGTTTATTCTCCGGTTTAAGGGGCGACCAAATACCTGTATTACCGCATTACGTTAATCTACACCACGTAGATTTAGGTAATACAATGCCTAATAGTGCAGATTTCCTAGATAGTATAAATGCCGATATTGCAGCC